TTTACCTCCTTATAATAAAATCAATTACTTGTTTAAAATCTGTCCCACACATATCTGTTGAATAGAATATTCTATTTTCTTTAAATGTTTGAAATAGATTTTTTAATTTATCATTTTTAATTGATATATTGTATATATCGCGTTGCCAATATCTGGACACTTTTATTACATCTGAAAAAATTATTGTTTTATCTTTAAAGTCGCTATATTTTGGATATATAAACCATATAAAATTGTCGTTTTCTTTTTTATCAACTATTAATTCACATAAAAATCTAAAATTCTGATATTGAAAACCAAACCTATATAAACATTTATATTCTTTATAACTTTTTGGCAAATGCGGTTGCGGTGCTGTTTCCCATGCTCCTGTATTTATCATTTTAGCATTAGTTCCAATTGTACCAGATGTTTGTCCTGTTGACATACAATATTCTATCGCAATTTTTATTGGTGGGTTTCCTTCTATTACATCTGGTATTTCTGTTACTTTTATTGTACCTTGTTTTTGTAAACTGATAATTTGATGTAAACCCCAGTCATTTATATATGGACATACTCTTGATATTGTATTTCCTACTAGCCATAATCTTGTAGTTAGTCTTTTTCTATCTACAGTTGCGTAGAAATTCATTAATTTATTGCTTTCATTTGGTAAATATGTAGTCCTTGACATAAATTCCTCAAATATAATATCATCTACATCTAAATAACTTGCTCCTGCATAATTTTGTTCTGTCGAAAGAGCTACTACATATCCTATTTTTTCATGTCTTTTTATTTTTCCTGTTTCATTATCATATACTGATAAAAATAAGTTTTTTCGATACATAGTTATGCAATTATATTTTCCTTTTGTAAGTTTTACTATGTCAACATCCTGAAAATATTGTTCTATTTTTTCGCTTGAAATTTCTTCGCGTAGTCTTCTTAATAAAATAAAACGTTTTCCTGTTTTTAAATATTTTTCAACTGCTTTTTTGTGTTTTACCTGATATGATTTTCCATTAGAGCGCTCCCCGATAGATTAAATTTATTCTTGCTCCTATTTTATCTATATTATCCATATTGTAATGAATAATTTTTTTATTAGACATTTTTTACTCCTTTTTGATATATAATTGTGCTATTTGATTTTCAATTTCTTCTTTTACTCTATCGTAATTTTCTTTTCTTGTTTTTCCTGAAATTACGTTTGTTCTTTCGATATTTAATTTTTTGCAAATTCCTGACATTGTTATTTTTGAAAATCTTTTTACAAATTCTTTACTTTCCATTTTTCTTTACTCCTTATATTTTGCCCTTTTACTTGAATTGTCTGAAATTAAATCTGCATATTCAAGCGCTTTTCCTAGTTTATACGTTGTTGGAAATATACAGCATGATGTTTTATCTGTTACTTTTTCTTTATTTCCTTTATAATCAGTAATCTCAATTTCTTCTTGATTATCGCAATATGTAAGTGAATTTTTATGTGTTATTTTATAATCAAATATTAAATTGTCCCTAAAATCATCTAATGTTTTTAAAGCCTTTGCGCCTTCTTTTGGTACTCCTGCAACTGTTATTTCTATTTTACCATCTTTTTCAGTAGCATATTTTTTTGCCCCTTGTGTTATGAATTTATCATATTCCGCATCTTTTTCAAATACTCCAAGCATATGGCTTTTACCTTTTGTGTCTTTTGGTGCAAATTGCTCTAATGGAATTTTTAAATAATCTGATACTTCTTTAATTTTATATTCTACATATTTATTATAATTTTCAATATATTCTTTGTTATATCCTTCTTTTAATTTCATACAGTCAGTATCACAATATACTACATATTCATCTTGTTTTATTACATTACGTAATAAATTATTTCTTGCATGAGCAGTTACCCAGACACCATATGCAAAACTTAAAAAAGACTTTTTCTTTTCTTCATTTAATTTTGAAATTATTTCCTGATTTGTAAGTTCTCTTTCTGTCCAGTCATTAACACTATCGTATATTACCTCATCTCGTATTGTATTAGTTACACTCATTCCATATAAAGCATTAAATTTATTTTTTTCTTTTGCATATTCAACTTCCATTCCTTCAACATTTTTAAATTTTGTTTTGTTTACATATTTTTCTAACACAAATTTGATAAAAGTTGTAGGTAAATAATCATATACAGAATAGTAACTCTCTTCTATTTCATAACTTTCGTATTTATAAGTATCTAATATAAAATTGAAATCTATATCAGTTAACACAATTTCAATTTCTTCTGCATATATTATACGGCCATTGTCAAATTTTCCATTTTTTATTGTTCTGCATTTACTTTGCGAAATAAAATTGTTATAATATTTACATCTAATATTTTTAAATTTTACAACAATTATATAAGCAAAATTTTTAAGCATTTGCGATTTATTTTTTATATTACATCTTAAAAATTCTGTTGAAGGATATTTATGTGTAACAAGTACATAGGGATAACTTGATGTAAAATCATAACTTGTAATATTTTTTAAAATTTCATCTGCATATATCCAATTTGCATGTGTATATCCGCCCCATAAAACATTCTTGTAATAAATTATATATATGCGGGTTTGTATTTATTGCCTTATATACTTTATTTTTATATTTCCAGTCTTTTTCCACTCTTTCTTTTAATTCTCGTCTTACATGCCCCGTAGATGTTATTGGTATTTTATCTACCCTCTTATATGTTTCAAGCTCCTGCTTTATAAATTCATATACAACTAAACAGTCATATTCACAATAGCCCATTTCTTTATCTGTTAATTCTGTTTTACTTACTCTTATCAAGTCATAATTTAAGTCCCCAACTTTTTTATCAATTGGCAAATTAAAAACTTTTGGTAATACGGCAAGTGAACAATTACTCATCATATAACTACAATGAAATTCAATATTAAATTCTCCAAGTATTGCTTTCATTACTTTTCTTTTTTTCCTTGCTGTTACACTTGCAAATTTGAAAACACTTTTTAAATATTGAAATTCAAATGATAAATTGTGTACAAATACTATTTTTTTATGTGAATTATAATAATCAAGTCTTATCAAAAAACTTTTTAACTCCTGCCATGTTCTACCATAATAAACAATATTATTAATGCCAAACATCCATATATACATATTAGAACCATATTTGCAAGCTTCTCTTTCTTCTTCTGTTAATTCTAAATATTTACAAGCTGGTATTACTTTATTATTTAATATTAAATAATTACTTGTTTCAATATCAAATGTATATATTGTATTATCTACTTTTTTTCTATCACCTACAATATCACCAAAAAAATATTTAAATTCCTTATAATATATCATTTTTTCTGTTCTCCAATTTATCCATAAATTCAGTATATTGTTCTGGAGTTATTGAACCTTCAAAATATAATGAAACAATTATATTTTCTAATTCTTCAATTTCTTCTGTAGTATTTGCATTTTCAATTAAATTATCATAATTATTATCAAAATATTCTTGATTATCATCTGTTCCTTTATATACATATTTTGCATATATTTTTCTGCATAATGTGTCAAAATTTCCTTTACCTTCATATTTTCTGACTGTTTCCATTATCGATATAAAATTATCTTCAGTAAATTGTTGTTCTCTTGCTTCTTCTACAACAGCAATAACAGTTGAACCGCGGAATATAATTTGTTATTGCGTTTACGTCTTTATCTTCAAATAAATTATATAAAGCTTCTGCTTCTTCATAACTAGCATCTTTTATTTTGCTTGAAACTCCATAACGAACACGTAATGTTTCTATTCCTTTTTTCCTTGCTCTTTGTATCCCTCTTTTTGTGCTGGTTGCTTTATTTAAGAATTTCTTAACTTCTTTTATTGTTGCCTTCATTTGCGTTTCAGTCATACTTTTATTTACTTTTACACGCCCAGAACGTGTCCAAGCTTGAAGTGGTTCAACTTCAAGCTTGTCTTTTAATTCTCTTGTCGCCCAAGTATCTTTTCCGAATTCTCTTTCAAGCCTTACTATACGTTGATTTGCTCTTTTTGATAATTTTTTTAGTTCATTAAATAAACTTGCTTGCTCTTTACTTAATTCAATTCTAGACCTAGGCATATTCTATTACTCCTCTACAAATAATTAAAATGGTAAATCGTCTGTTTCTTGTTCTTCATTCTTTGTAGCTTCTTCTTTTTTGTTTTCTTCTTGTTTTAATACTGGTATTGCTTTGTATGTTTTTCCTTTTTTCGTTTTTATTTCTGATATTCTTACAAATTCAACTTCGCCGTAGTAATCTGTTACACTTTCTGTAAAAATTTCACTTCCTGATGATATTAAACCATATTCTTCAGTGTCAAAGTAGTTTATGTCAAATTCTTTATCGTCTGTTATTATATGACATTTTGCATATCCTAATATTTTGACTACGGCACCCAAAAGTTGACTTACTTTAATAGATGTTAAATCTCCTTTTTTCGCCATTTTCTCAAATAAGCTATTATCACAGCTTCCTTGCGTTTCTTTTACTTGTACTTCATACTTTTTTGTTTCCATATTTTTTCCTTCTTTCTTGCTATTTAAGGT